TAGCAACAGCTGCCGATATCGTTGCAGATCCTTCTGCGCCTGGTGCATTTGTTGAAGGCATTATGGAAGGAAAAGATTGGGTTTGGGACAATGGTATAGTTAAGGAAGTTGATATTGCAGAATATAGGGCTGAATTAGATCGAAAAAGTAAGGATCGAGCTGATCAACAGGTTAAAATTTTCGCAGATTTTCTTTCAAAATTATAGATTTTATAAATAATAAAAACGAATATTATAGGAGTTTATCCAAATGACAGTTGAAAATACGGAGTTAAACCAGGAATTGGAAGAGCTTCTTGATACTGAACTTACTAAAGAAGAAACTGCTGCGATGGAAGCTGAAATTGTAGCACTTGACGAAACCGAAGCAGTTGACGAAACTACAGAAGAAGCAGTAGAAGTCAAGAGTGAGAAGTCTGAGCTCAAGGATGCTGAAGTTTCTCAAGGTAATTCGGATCAAGATGTTCTCGCCGCAGGTGATGAAGTAGATCACGATGGAGAACAATTAGAGGAAGCTAAAATGTCCAAAGCAAAGATGCTTGAGGATCTTACAAAGACGTTAGAAGGCCTTTCTAAAATGAAAGCAACAGACCTTAAAGGTGTATATGAGAGAATCAATGCATCTATTAAGACTGATAAAGAAATTGAAGAAGCTAATAAGGACAAAGAGCTTGAAGAACTAGAAGCCGCAAAGAAAGAAATCGAAGAAAAGATTAAACAGATTTCGGTGAAGGAAGATGTTGAAGCCCTTATAGCGGGAGAGGATCTTTCCGAAGAATTTAAAGAGAAGGCTGCAACTATTTTTGAAGCAGCTGTTAAATCTAAGGTTCGTCTAGAAATTGAAAAGATCGAAACCGAGTATGCTGAGAAGTTAGCAGAAGAAGTTGCAAAGACCAGCACAGAAACTACAGAGAAAGTTGATAACTATCTCAATTATGTAGTGGAAGAGTGGATGAAGCAGAACGAAGTTGCTATTGAGCATAAACTCAAAACAGAAATCACAGAGAATTTTATCACGGGTCTTAAAGGACTTTTTGAAGAGCACAATATCACAGTGCCCGATGAGAAGTATGATATTCTTGACGCAGCTGCAAAGCAGGCCGACGAAATGGAAGCCAAGTTGAATGAGCAGATCGAAAAGAATATTGAGATGTCCCAGAAGGTCTCCGAGTTGGAGAAAGGTGAAATTCTAGTAGATGTTGCTTCTGATCTAACAGATACAGAAGTAGAGAAATTTGTCGGCCTAGCAGAAAATGTCGAGTATGAAGATTCTTCCGATTATCGAAAGAAGCTTGATACAATTAAATCTAGCTATTTTGCACGGACTGTAAAGGATGACGAAGTTGAGGCAGTGCCAACTTATGATGAAAAAGGTGATTTAAGTAATCAAATGGCTGCTTATATGTCTGCAATCTCGAAAAGTGAAACAAGAGCGCAGAAATAACTATTTTTATAAATACTAATAAAGAAGGAGATATACTAAAATGTTCAACGCAGAACAACTGCAGGAAAAATGGCAGCCAGTATTAGATCATCCTGATCTCCCAGAGATTAAGGATGCTTATAAGCGTGCGGTCACAACTGTAATTCTGGAAAACCAAGAGAAGTCTATGACAGAGGACAAAGCGTTCTTGACAGAGGCAGCTCCTACAAACGCAACCGGCGGTTCGATTGATAATTGGGATCCGATCCTGATTTCTTTGATTCGACGGGCAATGCCTAACTTGATTGCTTATGATATTTGTGGTGTACAGCCGATGTCTGGACCCACAGGTCTTATCTTTGCACTGAAGTCGCATTATGCAACACAAGCTGGAACCGAAGCACTCTACAATGAAGCCGATACGGATCATTCTGGTCGTGGTTGGGATACAACAGCTTCTCCGCCTGCTGGCGTAACAACCGGTGGCGGTTCCGCAACAGCACACGCTGGCACTGACGTACTTGAAGATACATCTTCATATACAACAGGTGTTGGTGGATCGACAGCATGGGCAGAGCGTCTTGGTGATGCAACTACTAATGCTTTCGCAGAGATGGCATTCAGCATTGATAAAACGTCCGTAACTGCAAAGTCACGAGCACTCAAAGCTGAGTACACAATGGAACTTGCTCAGGATCTTAAAGCCATTCATGGTTTGGATGCTGAAACGGAACTAGCAAACATTCTCTCAACAGAGATCCTTGCTGAAATTAACCGTGAAGTCGTGCGAACGATTTACGTGGCTGCTAAGAAGGGTGCCGCAACTAATGTTGCTGATCCTGGAAAGTTTGACCTCGATACAGATTCCAACGGTCGTTGGTCTGTTGAGAAGTTTAAAGGTCTGATGTTTCAGATCGAGCGTGACGCCAATGCAATCGCACAAGACACACGCCGTGGTAAAGGTAATATCATTATCTGCGCCGCTGATGTCGCTTCCGCACTTTCAATGGCTGGACTATTAGATACAGGTTCTAACCTTTCTGATAATCTTACAGTTGATGATACAGGCAATACATTCGCCGGTGTCCTTAACGGTCGCATGAAAGTTTATGTTGATCCGTATGCAAACAACAGTGTTGCAAATAAGTTTTATGTTGTTGGTTATAAGGGCACAAGTCCTTATGATGCTGGAATTTTCTATTGCCCATACGTGCCGTTGCAGATGGTCCGTGCCGTTGGCGAACAGACTTTCCAACCGAAGATCGGCTTTAAGACTCGTTACGGAATCGTAGTGAACCCGTTTACATCGTTGTCAGACGATAGCAACGCTTACTACCGTCGAGTTGAAGTCGTGAATCTTATGTAAGATTTACATTCAAAATAATAATAATTACACGGATGTAATTTTGACGACCTCCCTTCGGGGAGGTCTTTTTTTGTACTCCAGTTAATTATAAATAGTTAAAACATATTACGGAGTATTATAATAATGAAACTTAAATTAAAAGGTTCTGAAGCTGCGGCTGGCACCTCAACGACTAACGGATCTAATGTCGGTTCAGCCTCATTAGTGCGAGTGCATAATTCAGGAACAACGCAACGACTCGTTACTTTAGAAACTAGTGCTAACGTAACTATTGGAACATTTACAATTTCAGGTGGTTCAACAGAATTTTTAGATAAGGATCCAACAGATGAAATCTTTGCAGCCAACGCTGAAGTTCTATTGGTTAAAGTAGCTTACTATTCATAATAATGGCAAATATTGACGCCTTACGGAGACAACCTAATGCATTTGATTATGCTCAAAATAGCCAGTTTAAGGTTACGTTAGGTATTTTTCCACTAACAGAATATTTTACTACATCAGTAAATGTTCCAGGTGTAGGTTTAGGAGTGGCACCAATGGCTACTCCTTTTATAGAAAGACCTACAGTTGGAGATACGATGACCTTTGAAGATTTCACCATGACCTTTATGGTAGATGAGGGATTGAAAAATTATCAAGAGATATTTGATTGGATGGTGAATATTGGATTTCCTAAATCTCATGCACAATATAAAGCTAAGGCTAGAGTTGATGAATTAAACCGTGGTGGGGAAATGGATTTATATAGTGAAATTACTCTTACAATACTCACTAGTAAAAATAATCCTGCTTTGCGTTGCAATATACATGATGCATTTCCTACAAGTTTAAGTGGATTAACATATACAACACAAGATGCTGATACTGTATATTTAACCGCAGATGTAACCTTCTCATATTCTTGTTATGATTTTTCTGATGTATAAATAATTATTGAAAGGAGTAGTTAAGACAGCCCGATAAGATTTTATCTTCTTACAAGTTTGAATGTACACAATTTTGTAGAAGCAAATATAGTTGATTTAACGATGGGTGGTTGGCTCTGGCTTGCTCCTTTCTTTTTGGGAAAATATTATGAGATTTGATGAATTACAAGAAATGGCTGATGTTGATTTGAAAATAGATGATACAGAATTAGATTTAGAAAGTATCAGAACACCTCAACTGCACAATAAATACCTAAAGATATATACCAAGTCTTGCCTGCAATTAAAACGGGTTAAGGATGAAAAGAAGATTTTATATCGTGATAAGTGGGAATATTATACGGGTAAATCTGCACCTGAAGTATATCAAGCAAAACCTTTCGATTTAAAAATACTTAAAGTAGA